TCATTTAAATTTAGTGCTCGTAATGTTGCCTTATTAATAGTTATATTTTTACCATTATTTAAACCTAGTTTTTTAAATTTTACATCTAATTCATCCATAACTTTAAGACGTGGCATTAATGCATTTTCTGATAATTCAAGAAAAGTTATTAAATTTTTTGGTACTAGTGTTGGATAAAATGAAGCAAGGAATGTTTGAAATTCTGTAAATTTAATTACTTTTCCTTCACTATATTTTAAATTTAGTGCTTTACATGTTGCTTTATCGATAGTTATAATTTGACCATCTTTTAAACCTAATTCTTTAAATTTTACATGTAATTCATGCATAACTTTAGGACGTGGTATTGCTGCATCTTCTGATAATCCAAGAAAATTTCTTAAAATTTCTGGTACTGGTTGTTCTTTATTAAAACCACCATTAATATTGCCTTTACGTTTACGTTTTTCTTTTCGTGCTTTTGTAACTTCATCTGAATGAGTTTTTCCAATTAGTTTTAATGTATTATTAAGTTGACGTACATAATCATTTCGTTCTTTATGTTTTAGTTTAAGAATTTTTTCAAGCTCATTAATTTCTTTATTAATTAATTTAATATTATTTCTTGAATTATCAATTCTTTTAGTTAAACTTTCAAAAGATTCTTTATGTTTCTTGTCTTTTTTCTTATCATGATTTTGATCTTCGGTAGATTGTTCAGATTCATTATCTGATTCTTCACCTTCAATTTTATCAGTATTGTCATCATCTAATACTTGTACTTGTACTTGATCTTCATCTGATTCATCATCGATAATATTAGTATCAATATTTAATTCCTTAATATTGCTTTTATCATCTAGTACATATTCCGGTGTATCAGCAACATAATATTGCGTATCTGTTACATATTCATGTGTATCAGCAACATAATATTGTGTATCTTCAATATTCTTATTCTTATTTTTACTAGACTTTGATACTTTGGATTTAGTATTAGTATTAGTATTTTTTGGCATTAATATATATAAATTTCATCAATAATATATATTATTATCAATTTTTTATAAAAATATATTGATATATTTTTATAGAAAATTAAAAACTAAATGAAACAACAATTTTGTCTATTTTTTGTTCTGTTATCATATCATAAGATTTAGACATATTAGATATGTTATGCATTTTAGATATATTGGATGTATTATATATATTAGATGTATTTGTTATATTTGGTTTATAATTATTACAACATATTTTTGTTTGATTTTTATATTTTTTAGAATTTTTTATATTTGTATTTGTATTTTTTTTTACTTTTTTTTTATCTAATTTACTTTTATTATTCATATCATTTTCAATTATATCGTGATTTATTAACATATAATTATATATTTTTTTAGAAATAAACCATCTAAAAAAATTTAGTTGACCTATTGTTGTAATTATACATGAATTATCCATAAAATATGGTATTCTATCACCTCTGCTAAAAGGATCAAAATGTCTTTTTTGATATGCTTTTAATTGTTGTTTATATGATGAATGTATATTAAATGTTTGTTCAATATCATTTTCTTTTATTTTATATGATGTTTTATTTACTTTAGAATATTTAGTAACAAAATGATCAATTAATCTAATTGAAATTATTGATTCTGAATTTACTATTGGAATAAATAATGATATATTATCAGGATTTTCATAAAATTTTTCTTGTGATTTCATTATCATATTTTCATGAGATGTTATTTTTATATTTTTAAAAACTTCTTGATTTAATTTTGTAGATTCCAAAATAGTCATCTATTTTACATATATATATTATTATTTAGTACGTCTTTAAATCATTAAATACTTTAATTATCTGATGTTTCTGCATCAATTTGACTATTATCTTCGTAATCATTATTAGAACTTGAATTATCAAAAAACTGTTCAGTATTATTATCAATATCAATAATTGATAAATTTTGTAAACTATCTTGTTCTTTTGATATGGATGTTGATGTTGATGATGTTGATAATCGATCATCAGATATATTTTTATCTATTTGTTTAACTAATTCTTGTAAATCTAATTGTGATGTAGAATCATATGATTTTGCATTACAGTCGTGCTTTGCACAACTATGTAATATGGTTTTATTTGTATCACCAATTTTTAAAAATATATTATTATTTACTTCAGTATCAGGCATTTCAAAATCATTATCATTATCATTATCTTCATCTGATTCTTCTAAAAATTTATAATTATATACATCTTTTGGTGAAAAAGATACTAATACTGGTCTAAAAAATAAACCAAAATCATTATTTGAATTAATCCAAATTGCATAACATTCTAATATCATTTTACAATAAGCTTCTTGAGGTATCGAGCTTATATCTATTTTTTTATTATTATTTAATTGAAGTAATGTTTTAAAATCGTTGTTATTAATAATTTTAATTTTAATTGTTCCATTTGGATAATTATCGGATTCTCGAATAATTTTTTGAAAATTAATTGTTTGATTATCATTAATATTAAACCAACTTGATGCATTATCTTGTGCATCTAATTTAATTTTATCTTCTAAATCATTTAAAAATTTTATAAAATTATTAATTTTTAGTTGGTCTTTTCCTTTTCCATGTAAAGCAACTTCTAACTCTGAATAACCATTAGCAAATTCAGATGTTGAAACATTTATAAGTGTAGGTGTTTGAAAAACAAAATTTTTATAATTGTATTTTACTAAAATAATTTTTTTATTTTTATTAGATCTAAATTTAGGATAAACAATTTTTGTAAATTCAATATTACTAGTTTTCAATGGTTCTTGAGAATTCATAATATGGTTTATATTACTAATATAAATAAATATTCCTTAAATGTTTTTAAGTTTTGGATATCTTAAATTAAACTAAATTAAATTAAATTAAATTAAATTAAATTAAATATATTAAGCACTTGCTTTTTTACTTTTCGTTCCACCTTTTGTACTCTTTGTAGCTTTCTTAACAGGCTTGACTTCTTCTTCATCAGAATCATCTGATTCATCATCAGATTCTTCAACCTGTTTTGCAACAACTTGAACTTCTTCATCTGAATCATCTGAATCATCAGATTCTGAATCTACTTCAGCTACTGCTGTTTGTTTAGAAGCTGTTTGTTTAGCAACTGGCTTAATATTTGGCGGGATAGTTGTTTTAATAGTTTCAGTTTCATCATCAGAATCAAGAAATTCATCAGATTCTAGATATTGTTTAACATTAGAATTTGATTTGACAGGTGGTTCAACTTCTACCTTTGACATTTTAAATGTTAATCCATAAGTTGGATCTTTTTTATTTGCTGCCTGTGCCCATAGTTTTACTGGTCGACCAATAGCACGAAATTTACACATGAAACAAATCTGTGCTGCAATATCGTCAATTGTAACAATATCATTTACTTTAGTACGAATTCGTTTTCCATTAGCATCAAGAACAGATTTGAATACAATTGATTTCACTTTATTATCAGGATATGTTGTATCAATTTTTAGTTTCATATATGGGTGTCTAGGACCATAATCTTTTTTAGTTGGATCTTTAGGACCATCATCTTCTTGTGGAAGTCTAAAAATTGGTTGAAGCTGATATTTTGATGCTTTGGCACCAAACATTTTTTCTTTAAACGCATTAGAACCAGTATTTTCATCAATTTGTTGCAACAATTCACTAAATTTCTTAACTTCTGGAATTGATTGATCAAGCGGAACCTTTACAAAACTTCGCTGTGAATCATCTGTATAATATTCACCAATACGAGGAATACCACCAGAACCCAAATACACCCAAGGAAACTGAATAAAGAGAGGAATCTCATTATTTGATTTGTCGGTATATCTAATATAAGCAATTTTTTGTCCTTTTGAGCGTTGATTGTCTTCAAGATCAGTAAAATTCAATTGTGATACATTAACATCAGTATAGTTAGTTGTCATGTCTTTGTTTGAATAAGTAGCCATTACTAATATATATCACTATACTTCAATATATATGTAAATCAATTTTTTTTATTAAAAATACTTAGAGACTATATTAATATTAATAATAATGGAAATAGATACAGATAATTTTGATAGTTTAAATTTAAAGACAGACTTACTTAAAGGTGTATATTTACATGGTTTTACACAACCATCTAAAATTCAAATAAAGGGTATTGGGTCAATAAATACTGGC